CGACTTCCGCTTAGATATATTGCGTGCAAGTGATGGGGCAATACTGGCACAATCGAGGTTCAACTATGGCGGTTAAGGACAGCGGGCCAAAAAAAGCCCGACTGGTAGAATTCGATAGCAGACTTTTAGGGGCTTCACAGCGTAAATTTAGAAAGCCCGCGATAGAACCACCCCCAACGGTTCCCACTGCGATAGTAGGGCGGGCCATTGTAGACATAGCCATAGTAGACGTTAACGTATAGCGAGGAATTGACACATGGGCATAAGCGCCGCAGTACCAGAAAGCAACCGCGCGCGGACGGTGGGTATATCCACCTCCCCGGGCAGTAAAAATAACGATCAGGTAGTGTTCTTGCCCCAACGGGTCGCCGTATTCGGCCAAGGTTCTACCGGGTCCTCGTACTCCAGCACCAAGGCGCAATACACTAGCGCGCGAGAGGTTGGCAGTACGTACGGCTATGGCAGCCCGTTACACTTGGCAGCTATGCAGCTACTCCCTGAGAACCGGGACGGCATAGGCGCCATTCCTATGACCATCTACCCTATGCAAGCCGCAGCCTCCTCCGTGGCCGCTGTGGGCTCTATTTCAGCCGTAGGAACCCAAACAGTTAGCGGAGCCTACTACGTCGAAGTGAACGAGATCCGAAGCGAGAGTTTTGTTATCTCCGCTGGGGAACTGGGCACGGCACTGGATGCACGTATCGCGCAAGCGGTAAACGCTATCATTGAAATGCCTATGACAGCTACGTCCGGCTCCAATACGGCCACGCTCACGGCTAAGTGGAAAGGCACGAGTAGCAACGGCCTAAAAATTAAAGTGGTGGGCCCCTCTAACGGGATCACCTTCGCGATTACGCAACCAGCGGGGGGGCTTATTAATCCCGATATCTCTCCGGCGCTCGCGCAAATGGGCGACGTGTGGGAGTCCATGCTCTTGAATTGTTTCGAGATATCAGACACCACCACGCTGGATAAGATTCAGGCTCACGGAGACGGCCGCTGGGGTGCGTTGACGCGTAAGCCTTATGTCTGCTTTACCGGGAACACCATCGCAAACCGTACGCTAGCGTGCGCGGTCTCGGCCGTCCGTAAGTACGACAAGATCAACGGGCAGCTACCCGCCCCGGGGTCTCTGGATTTGCCCTTCGTGGTCGCGGCTAGACAGTTAGCGCGCATCGTGGCTATGGCGAACAGCAACCCGCCGCACGACTATGGCAGCCTACAAGCCACAGGCATAGCGCCGGGCTTAGATTCGGAGCAGTGGGACTACACAGCCCGCGACGCCGCGATCAAAGACGGCTCTAGCTCTGTGGAAAGCCGAGACGGAATAATCTTTATTAAGGATGTGGTCACGTTCTACCACCCAGACGCGAACCCTAACCCGGAGTTCCGTTATGTTGTGGATATCGTTAAAATTCAAAACGTGCTGTACAACCTAGACCGCCGCTTTAACAATGCGGAGTGGGATGGTGCGCCATTGATGAAAGACGGCGAGTACACGACCAACCGTACGGCTAAGTTCCCGCGAACGGCTAAAATTGAGGCCGCAGATATGTGCACTCAGTTGGGGCTACAGGCGATACTTACCGACGTAAAAGCCACGAATGCGACCATACAGGCCTCAGTGAACGACCAGAACCCGAAAAGGCTCGACATGGTCCTCCCTATCACGCTTGTGGGTAATGCGAACATATTCTCCATAGACTTGCTCTTCTCGTTTTATTTCGGGCAAGCGCAGCTACTTGACCAATAAGGGGCAAACCGATGTCAACCGCGATAGGTGGAAGTATTGAGAGCATTACGCTCTCGGGTAGAACGCTCGCCGTAACAGGCGACGCCGAGGCCAACCGAAGGAAAGGCGGTTGGGAGAACGAGGTCGCCATGAATGGCGACGGCAAGACGGCCCGCCTAATAAAAACCCGTAAGGGGTGGCGGCTCGCAGGCGTTGCGGTGGTTATCGACGACGCGCAGGGCGACCAAGAATACCTACAGGAACTAGCAGACCGTAACGACTTTTTCAGTGTCGGCATAACCTACGGGTCTGGGGTGATATACCAAGGCTCGGGGCAGATAGTCGGCGAGATAGTGCAAGGCAGCGCGAGCGCTTCCGCCACTATCGACCTAGAAGGCCCGGGACAACTAGAGCCGCAATAACGATTCAATGACGCGTGGCCGAGTGGTTAGGCAAGCGGGGCGAGTTTACCCAACATAGCGCCGCCCCCAATCCGCTGGCCGGGTCAACCTTCCCTAGGTCTACCGGCTGTAGGTAGGTTCGAATCCTTCCGCGTCAACCATTTTTTTAACTTGTCCGATGGGGGCACAAATGAGCAACGATACGCAAGACAATACAGTGACAACTAAGGCCGTTAAGCCAGAACGAAAAAAACCGAGCGAAGCAGAGCGCAAACACGCTGCCGTGGAGCTGGCTAAGGCCGAGTTCGCGGCATTCATGCGAATGTGGGACGTTGACACGGACCGCGAATTCATGGACGCGGACACTAAGCAGGGCTTCGACGAGCTGGAGCGAAAAGTATGCCGCGAGATACTGCGGGGGCGTTTCCGCGTACTTGAGGATGAGAATACACTGGAGTTCGACCTCGTGCCGGGCAGCATGGCGAGCTTAGAAACGGTTGTTTTTAAAAAACCAAAATTCAATGTGATGATGCAGCTAGACCAGTACAAAGAAGGCCAAAACATGAAAAAAATGCAAGCCTTCGCGGGTGCCGTCACAGGGCTACCGCCTAAGACGTTCGCTAATATGGAGATCGCGGACGGTAATTTTTGCGTGGAGGTAGCGAGCGTTTTTTTCTCCCGGTAGTCACTACCCTAGTACGTAGTGGCTCCGATACTCAAGACTTTACGCGCGACGAGGACAGCGGGGACTTTGTGAAAGCGCACTCGATGTACAATGTTCTTATGGAGCAATTTGTACAGGTGTGCCGAATGTACCGGAACCTCCCGGACCCTAGGACCTTGACCATTGCAGAGGTGCAAATGTTCTACGACTATTTGCGCCCCGAGTTGCGCGAACTAACAAGGCCCCGTGATGAATAGCAGAAGGTTCTCCCTATTCGCCGATGTGATCGGGGTCGATAAGATCTCCCGACCGCTTTCGCGTATGCAAGCGAGAATGAACAAGTTCTCCCGCGTATCCTCTCGACACATAGACCGCCTTAATAGGCGGTTTAATAAGTTCGCCCGCACCATAGGCCTAACCGGCCAAAACTTAAAACGCCTCGCCATAGGGGGCTTAGGTTTGCTCACGGGTGCCGTAGTGGGGGTGGTAAAAGCTTTTAGCATGTTTGAAAACGCCCGCACCGGGTTCGAGCCTTTGATGGGCAGCGCGGAAGGCGCCGCCGAAATGGTAGAGAAACTGAAAAGGGAGGCGGAAAGTACCCCCTTTGCATTTAGACACGTGGCCGCGTCCGCTAAGATCCTCCTCGCCATGGGGGCCGCTACTAAAGACAGCGTAATCCCCACAATGCGGCTACTAGGGGATCTTACATCAGGCGATGCCGAGAGCTTCCGCAACCTATCGATAAACTTCGCCGAGATATCCGCGAACGGGAAAGCCATGTCTAAAGACTTACGCCAATTTACTACGGCGGGCGTCCCCTTGGTTTCGGTAATTGCTAAGATGAGCAAAACCACCCAAGCGGAGGTTTTCGAAATGGCCTCGCGTGGGGAGGTGTCGTTCAAAATGGTGCTAGCCGCTATGAAAGAGCTCACCAAAGAGGGGGCCACTTTCCACGACACTATGACAAAAGCCTCGCTTACGTTGACCGGGCGATGGAACACGCTAACGGATAAGATCCTAGGCGTTTCCGACGGTATCGGTAAGAAGCTAGCCCCGCACGTTAAGCAGTTGGTGGAGTATATGATAACGGCCACGGATACGGCCTCCGCGTGGCTCTCCGCAAACGAGGCCCTAGTCACTCAGTGGGTGGACGGCTTCGTCGAAGGGCTAAAAACATCGATAAGATTCATTAAGGAACACGGCGCCACCATCGCTAAGGCTATCGCGTGGTTTGTGGGCCTTATGGCGGTCCTCAAGGCGTTTATAATCGTAATGACGGCGGTAAACATCGTTATGGCGATGAACCCCCTAGGGCTTATGGTTCTCGGCTTTGTTGCTCTCGGCGTCGCCGTGGGGGCCGTGATTATATGGTGGGACAAAGCAAAAGCGGCATTTATGTCCTTCGCGGACTCCGGGCTCAGTAATGTGCTATTTTTGATGGGGCCTATAGGAATGCTCATAGGCGCGGCTAACATGGTGCGCAAGCACTGGGAGCCTATATCCTCATTCTTTGTGAAGATGTGGGACAAAATAACGACCGGCGCGAAAGCGCTCGCCCGCGTAGTCCAAGGGCTCATACCTGATTGGGTGCGTAAAGCTATCGACTACGTGGCCGGCGGCGGCACCCCCATGGAGGACAACACGACGCGGCGGAGGTCTCAGCGATCCGAAGCCAGCGGGGTGGTATCTCCGGAGCAAGCCGTCGCCCGCAGCATATCCGAGAGCCGAGAGACTTCGGAGCTCGTAATCTCTGGCGCCACGGATAACGTGGAATTAAAACGCCGCAGAGGCTCTGCAGGCGGGCGTAGCAGAATAACGCTACAACCTTCGGGGGCAATGTAATGGCGTGGAGTGATCGAATAAGGGAGGCGGCATATACGGACCCCAACGGCCTGCGGACCGTTTTGCCTTTTAAAGAGCTAACCTCTAGCACAGAACACCGGGGGACGGCTTTCGAGTTCCCCAACGTAGACGGCGCGTACGTCCAGAAAAGAGGGCTAGGTCCTAGGATTATTCCTATGCTAGTTTTTTTCTCCGGCGATGATTGCGACCTAGAGGCGGACGCCTTCGAAGCGAGTCTCGCAGTGCAGGATTTCGGAACGCTGGAGCACCCTAGGCACGGGATTCTAAAAGCCACCCCGCTGGGTACGGTTACACGTACCGACCCAATGGTAGAGGGGGCCAACCAAGTAACCCTACAAATAGGTTTCATGGAGACCATAGAGTCCCTGTTCCCGCTGGTCGAACCCGACGGGGGGCAGGTAGTCCGCAACGACGTGGAGACCTTTAACGCCGCCGCCTCCGAAGAGCTAGACGAGAGGGTGATTATAGAGGCCCCTAGCGAGCGCTTCGCTTTTCTTGAATCATACAAGGCCTTGCTTAATAACACCGTGGCCGTGCTCCAGCCTTTAGCAGACGGCCGAGACGAGGTAGCGCGGGACTTTAACGAGATAAGAGACTCGATATATAACGGCATAGACGTGCTTATAGACGACCCGCTTACGTTGGGTTTTCAGACTTTGCAATTGATACAGGCCCCCGCACTGGCAGCGGCGGACATTAAAGCGCAGCTTAACGCCTACCAAAACTTGGCCGAATCCATCTACTACGGAGACGGGGCGGTCCGTACTAAAGGGAATGGGAACACCACGGCGAACGATTTCAGGGCGGCGAGCCTTTTCGCTTCCGGCGCTACTTCGGCGGCGGCGCTTTCTTCGGTAAATGGGTCTTTTAAAAGTAAGCCCGAGGCGCTAGCAGCTGCAAACGGGGTGCTAGAGCTGTTCGATTCCGTCTCCTCATGGAGAGACGACAACCACGCGGCGCTAGGCCTCATAGACACGGGGGAGGCCCACACGCCCCTACTGAAAACGGTCTCGCGCAGTGCCGGGCAGCTGGTCAAGATCTCGTTTAACCTAGCCCAAGAGCGAAACATAACGCTAGTGTCCCCCCGCACCGCGTTGGACCTAGCGGCGGAGCTCTACGGAGACGTGGACGACAGCCTCCTCTTCTTAATGGACACGAACGACCTGTCCGGGGCGGAGATATTGGAGCTCCCTGCAGGTAAAAGAATAGTGTACTACGTATGAGCAGAACCTATACCACGGTCCCCGGCGACACGTTCGAAAAGGTTAGCAGAAAAGTCTACGGCGTAGAGAGTCGACAAGGCGTGCTAAGACAGGCTAACCCTTCCGTCTTGTTGGGGGGCCCCAGCGGCGACCCTCTGCAGATACTCCCCGGCGTAGTGCTTACAATCCCGCCGAGAACAACGCGGGCCCCCGCCACCACAGTGGAGTCCGCCTCCCCTACCGAGGCCTCGCTCTCGATAGACGGAGAGGTCTTTCGTTTCTGGACCTCCGTACTTGTGGAGGACAGTGTCGACGTGTTCAGCACCCTAGAATTTACGGCGACCTTTGACTCCAACAATAGCCTATTCAGGAAAAAAGTTTACCCGATGTGCTACACCCCTGTGACCCTTTTCATAGGAGGGCGGGAGCGCTTTCGCGGCAATATCGTTGGGGCTTCCCCCTTGACGACCCCAGAGAGCTCTACCGTGGTTGTGACGGCTTACTCCACCCCCGCCGTGCTAAACGATTGCACCGCCTCTAGCTCTTCGTTTCCGTTGGACTACGACGGGCAGAGCTTTGCGGACATAGCTCGGGCGCTTATAGAGCCCTACGGGTTCGGTTTAGAGGTGTCAGGCAGCGGCGGCCCTAAGTTTAAGAGGGTGGCGTTAGAAGCTAAGGACAAGGTACTCCCTTTTCTAATACGCCTAGCCAAACAGCGCAACATAATGCTAACCAACACCCCGGCGGGGGATTGTAAGGTGTTCACCCCGGTGGCGCCCGGCAACCCCGTGGCGAGGTTAGTAGACGGCACCCCCAGCGTGGAGAGGGTCTCCCCCACTTTTAAGGAGCAGGAATTCTACAGCGACGTGACCGGACTACAAAGCCACAGCACAGACTTTGAAGCAGGGAGCTACACAGTAAACAACCCTTTTTTAAGAGGGGTACATAGGCCGTTTGTTTTTCAGGCCGGCGATACTTCCGGCGGAGATCTGAAAACAGCCGTAGAGGCTATGGCCGGGCGTATGTTCGCTAACGTGGTGACTTATAGCGTGAGCGTCCCCGGGTGGCTAGACCCAAAGGGTGCGCTGTGGTCTCCTAATACGACAGTGACCTTGCTAGCGCCGGA